GTCACACTAAGCAGACCGTTCGGTATGCTTGTGGGCAGCCCATGGGCGCTTATAGCTCCTGGGCAATTTTTAGTATCTGCCACCATGTGATAGTCCGGGTAGCTGCTCAGCGAGCGGGGAAGCCCGTCTCGTTCAGCAACTACGTTTTGCTTGGCGACGATATCGTCATTGGTGACGATGCCGTGGCTGAGCATTACCGTGCTATCATGAGTGAGTTAGGTGTTGATATCTCAGTACCGAAATCGCATGTGTCGATCGACACTTACGAATTTGCGAAACGATGGATACACTCTGGAGTGGAAGTAACCGGAGCTCCTTTGGGTTCTCTCTTCGAGGCCGTTCGCACCCGGAAGGTTGATGATAAATCAAACGTCGTGCCGACGTCACTGATTGCTCATGTTTCCTTCTATGGTGTGGCGACCTGGTTGAGGGAACTAGAGGGACGATGGTTACCTCGTTCTGAAACACTGGTTTCCCGGGGCTTGTTGGCTGACCTCTTCAGCTCTCTTGGCATGGCGGTTAGGAGTAACCGCCTTGCTGAGAAAGCCTGGAGATTCTTCTTGCTACCTGTCCGTGAGGACTCGCGGGGACTCCGACGGTATAAGACCAATACGTTGGCCTCAATACTGTTGGGATCCGCTCTCTCCTGTAACTCGTTTCTTAGGGCCGGGACACGCGTCCTGATCCTACTAAATGAGTGTAAGGCGAGGGTCATAGAAGAAGCCATCAAGCGCCAGATCGGTCAATTTCAAAAGTTCCAGTTGGAACTTGGGAAATTCATCGACCTGGTGCCTGAAGGGTTGGACGCCCAATCGTCACTACTGTCCTTGCCTCCGATTGCAAGCCTCATACGGAATGTACGATACTTGCAGTTGGAGTTTGATAAGGCGCATTTGGTCAGGGAGTCGGATGACATTGTGCAATGGTTGCACCTTGATGTCCGCCTCTTCCTTGATCCATTTGCGGCCCTGTCAACTAGGACAAGTAAGACCGCGGCTATGAGCAAGGCAACCATTCTTAATTACTTAACGTCCATGTGCGCTGGCATCGGGTTCCTTCGTGATCTGTCCCTATCGGACACTCTCTCCTTGGAGAGTTTGGTCCATGTGGTTCAGACTCACGAAGTTCTTCCGAAGTCAGGGTACCGGCCGCGACGTAAGAAAGGTGGTTCGAAGGTGTCCAAATAGATAGCGAGCCAATCCGCTGGGGTACTTTGTAGATCCCAGTGGCGGCCACGTCTATAAGGTTGCACCTCCGATGCTAACTCATAGCCTCCATCCTATGGTAGGACTTTTCCTACCGGTAGCTGCGGCACACTCTGAAGATCCACTTGGATTGATCAGGTATGGCTCAGCCTTAGATGGT